CGAGGTGCCCGCCCCTTCCGTCGAAGCTGAAGCCAAACCCGCCAAGCCTCCGGCCACCAAGGCCAAGGCTGCCAAACCTGCCCCTCAACCCACCGAGGACTGATCCATGTCCATCCTGTCTACCGGCCTGGAAAAGCTGGAGCACCTGGCTCTGGCCCCCACCGCTGTCCGTACCAGCAACCTCGACGGCACCGCCGTTGACCTCAACGACTACGAAGGCGACGTAGTGCTGATCCTGGATGTTGCCAACGGCGGCACCAGCACCCTCAACGTCAAGATCCAGAGCTCCGACACCTCCGGTGGCAGCTACGAGGACGTGACCACCGCGTTCTCCCGTAACGGCAGCGAAGTCGCTTCTGCCGCTGTGGCCTTCAGCCAGGTGAGCACCACTGCTTCCAAGCAGTACATCGTGTTCCCTAAAGGCGCCGCCAAGCGCTACGTCAAGGCTGTGAGCACCACCTCCTCCTCTTCTCACACCTACAGCATCAATGCTGTCGCCGTGAAGAAATACGCCTAAGCTTTTAGCGGAAAGCATCCCCGAGCCCCAGGCCTAAGCGGTCTGGGGCTTTTCTTTGCGCTCTACCTAGACTTCCATCACACCCATCAAAGCAATGGCGCTAAGCGAAGACCTAAGCCTGTTCCTCAACGACTTTGGTGTCACATGTACCAGCGGACGCACCACCGCCCTAGGCATCCTGGACATGCCCAGCAACATCATCAGCGATGGAACGGTCCTGACCACGGATTACACCCTTACAGCTCGTGCATCTGACTTCGGCACGCTGACTTACGGCGCATCGATCACTGTTGCCGGTGCGGCCTACACCGTGCGCGAAACCATGCTCATCGACGACGGCGCCTTCATCCAAATCGCCCTCCAGAAAACGTGATGGACAAGCACACCCGAGACAACTGGGTCAAGGTACGCGCCGCCTTAGAAGCCGCCGGCAAACTCGACTGCCATCTCTACCGTCGTGCCGTAGCCATCACCAACGGTGCCCCTGACCCAGGGCCATTTGGCTCACTCCCCACTAAGTAGACTGCATTAAACAGCGGAATAGGCCATGACTATTTATGGGCAAAGTGCCGACATCAACAGCAACATCTATACTTTTGCCACGCTTACGGAGGTAGGCACATCAGAAGTCGTAGAAGTTCGTGGCAGTAATTTGTCCTTTATCTGTACCGTAACTGGCGGCAACATCACTTGGGAGATCCAGGGTTCCCACAACGGCACCACCTGGGCATCACTGGACCCCGCTAAGACAAAAGCCGCTGGTACGCACGGCGACTTCTACGTCGGCTACGTCGTTCGTTACGTTCGCGTCGTAACTACTGTTCAAGCAGCAGGTCGCACACTCAGTATAAGTATGGCGTGTAATTGACCTACCGACTTACGCTGTCATAGAACAAGTGGGGCAAACCTATGTCCAGACGTGAGCAGATCCTTGCTGCGATTCGCACAGCCCTCACCGGTACGGTCGGCGTTAGCACGCGCATCTACCGCAGCCGTGTAGAGCCTATGGCCAGGGCGGAGTCGCCCGCCATCATCGTCGAGCCCGTCAGCGACACTGCAGAGCAGAACACCAGCCTGCCCACCCTCGACTGGACCCTGCGCGTCCGCGTTGTCGTCATTGTCCGAGGCAACACCCCCGATCAGCTGGCCGATCCCACCATCGAAAGCCTCCACAGCAAGCTGATGGCCGACCTCACCCTGGGCGGCTTAGCCATCGACGTTCAGCCGGCGCAAGTCACCTTCAACCTCCTCGAGGCCGATCAACCCGCTGGCGTAATCTTCTGCGAGTTCGACGTGCGCTACCGCACCTCAGTAACCAACCTCGCCTAAGCAGTGCCACTAAGCCGTGGTACGCCTAAGCAGCATCACGACTTAGCCTGTTATTGTCCGCCAAGCAACTTATGGCTAAGAGTTCCAGCTCTTCGGAGCAACTTATTGACGTGGTGGATGAGCAATCAACTGCGCCACTTAGCGAAGCCACCGTCGAGGCCTCGCAACCCGCTTCGCCTAGCGTGGTCGATGAGTTCCATGGGCACGGTGGTACTTACCTCCTCGACCCTGAAACAGGCATTCGCACCCGCATTTCCGCGTAAGCGGATGCTTCCCACTTACCCCGAGAGGTAACTCCAATGCCCCTTCTTCTGCGTAAGCGTCTCATCCTCATTGAGACCGAGAGCACCTACGGCACCGACCCAGTTCCTGATGGAGCCGACGCCGTGCTGGTACGGGACCTCAACATCACTCCGCTGCAGAGCGATGTGGTGAGCCGCGACCTTGTCCGTCCCTATCTCGGCGCCTCGGAACAGCTGCTGGCTAACACCCGCGTTGAATGCACCTTCAGCGTTGAGCTTGCTGGTTCCGGCACCGCCGGCACCGCCCCTGCCTACGGCAAAGCACTCAAGGCATGCGGCCTAAGTGAAACGGTGGTATCCACCACCAGCGTGACCTACGCGCCGGTTAGCGCCAGCTTCTCCAGCGTCACCATCTACTACAACATTGATGGCGTGCTGCACAAAGTGACCGGTGCCCGTGGCACCTTCACACTGAACGGCACTGTTGGTCAGATCCCCACGATCGACTTCACCTTCACCGGCATCTACAACACTCCCACGGATACGGCAGCTCCCACTCCCACCTACGCCAATCAAGCCACACCGGTCATCTTCAAGGCTGGCAACACTACAGACTTCCAACTTCTGTCTTACGCCGGCTGCCTGCAATCGGTGTCCTTCGACATCGGCAACACCTTGGTGTACCGCGAGCTGGTGGGCTGTGCCAAGCAGACCCTGCTTACCGACCGCCGTTCCACTGGTTCCGTCACCCTAGAAGCCGTGACCATGGCCACGAAGAACTACTTCACGGCCGCCCTCACCGATGCCAGCCTGGGCAACCTGCTATTCCAGCACGGCCAAACCCCTGGCAACATCGTCGACTTCGCCTCCACGAAGATCGACATCGGTGACGTGAGCTACGGCGACCAAGACGGTATTGCCATGCTGACCATCCCCTACACCGCAGTTCCCTCGACTGCAGGCAACGACGAATTCAGCATCGTCTACACCTAAGTCGCGCACCTACGCCACTTAGGCCCCACGCCACTTAGCCACTAAGCTTCACCGCTTAGTGGCTTTTTCGCTTAGCCGCTAAGCTAGAGGCGTTATCACCCACACAACTTATGGCGTTCGTCCGCAAGAAGGTCAAAACCTTCAAATGGCCTGTAACGGTTGAAGAGCCCGCAGACGGCGGCACCTTCGACAGCTCGACCTTCGACGCCACCTTCAAGCGCGTGGGCCGCAGCGAATTCGCCAAGCTCACTGACAAGGGCGATTTTGACCTGCTCAAAGCGGTCCTAGTGGGCTGGGACGGCATCGACGATGAATCCGGCAAGCCCGTGCCCTACTCCCTCGAGGCCGCCAAGGAGCTAAGCGACGATCCCTACTGGATTCGTGGTGTGCTCCGCGCCTACACCGCTACCTTCGACGGGGCTAAGCAGGGAAACTAAAAGGCGCTGCTGTCCATTGGGCCAGTACCGGTAAGCGGGTAGAGGACAAGACCGACGACGATGCCAAGGCCTTCGGGATTGTCCTGCCGCCCTCCACTGACTCAGAGAGTGACGGCAGCACCTACGAGGTGTGGGAGGAAAACTGGGACACCGTCATGATGTTCCTGCGTATGCAGACTCAGTGGTCGACTACCATGGCCGGCTACATGGGTTTGAAGTACGAGATCCTGCTCGGTCCTGGAGGCTTATTCGCCCTCTACAATGTGACCAATCCACGCGAAATGCTTGAGGATCTCCAGATCATGGAGGCCGCAGCACTGAGCGAGTTAGCCAAGGAGGCCGATGGCTAAGCAAGTAAGCGAGATCCTAATCAAGCTTGGCCTTCAAGGTGTTGAGGGCCTTGACAAGCTAAAGGGGGCTTTTCGCGAACTTGAAAAGTCCATCGGCCCTAATAATGCTGCCATCGAGCGGGCTAGGCAGAGCATCATTGATTACGGCCGCGACAGCCGTAACACCGAACAAGTAATTAAGGGCCAGATCGACGCACTGCGCGGTCTGCAATCTCAGGTGGAGCGCGGCTCCTCAACCTGGGCCCAGCTCGCCACAGACATCGAGCAATTCCGCCAAGCTTCCCGCCGCACAGACAGCGAACTAGAAACACTAAGACAAGGCATCTTAGCTATATCTTCAGGCACTAACCAGTCACAAGCTTCCCTAAGGGCTTACATCGCCGACTTAGGCAAACTACGTTCAGAGGCATCGCTCACCGGCAGAACATTTACTGACTTAGGTCAGGACATTGCACAACTTACTGGCCGCCTTCAGCAGGCCGAAGCGCAGACAGTACAGACTAGTCGCGCCTTTGGGCGTGTCTTAGGGCAGGCCCTTGCTTCCACCTCCGCTGGCGCGAGACGCCAACTCCAAGACTTACAGCTACTTATCGCGGAGCAACGCCAAGCGATTGACACGATCGACACGTTGTCTCAACGTGAACGCCGTCTTACGCACAACGTGGAGGCTCGCGCTGACGCTCAGGACCGTCTAAACCGCTCCCTAGCGCAGCAGCGCCAGCTCACTTACCAAGAATCCATCCGTGCAGGCCGCGAAACTGTCCGTGCGGGTGCAGCCGCTTTCGCTGATCCTAATTTCCTAAGTCCCGAAGGAGTAAATCGTCGCTTCGGTGAGCTACCTAATACCACCGCTGCCTTAAGTCAAGAACTAAGTGAACTAAGTGAACGCTACGCAAACACAACACGCAGTAGTGTTGATTACTTGACTGTCGCCACGCAGATCGCTGGTATGCAGCGCGAGTTGACGCAGGTCACGCAGGGATACGCCCAAGCACTACTTATGGGTATCCGAACGGGTACAGTTGCACCCAGTGCCCGTAATTTACGGGAAGTTGTTACCGCTTTGCGGGCTGAGATGGATCAGCTCGATGTAACAACAACAGAAGGCGCACGTGCCTACGCAGATAATGCGCGTGAAGCTAACGCCCTGGAACGGCGTATTCGTAGTTTGGCTGGCGCGTACCGAAGTGTTGGTGAAGCTGCACGCAGCGCCGCGACCAATCAACAAGGAGTCAATCCCTATCTGCCCTCTGGCGGACGTAATCCGTCATTTGTTCCAGCCTTATCTCCAGCAATGGAGACCACCTATCCACAACCCATTGGCCCCCTACCCTTCCCCGAAGCAGGTCGCCGCGCTCAACGAGACATCGAGAGTGCCCTAGGCGAAGTAAACCGCATCTACGAAAACTCTAAAGTTCAACGTGCCGAGATACAAGCTAAGTATGACCAAATTTTCTTAGATAAAGTTGAGCAAGGCCTAGACATGGAATCTAGGCTTGTCATGGAGGCTAGTGACAAGCAGTTTAAGCGTGAATTAGATAAGTTCGATGAGAAAATGGACATTGCCGACCGTAAGCGCCGCAGTCGGCTTACAGCAGGCCAAGCGGTCCAAGCAGCCGGCGCGGCCATCTCCGGCGGCATCTTCGGTGGCCCGGAAGGCTTCTTAGGCGGTATAGGTGGTGCGGCTATCGGCTCCGCTATTCCTGGCCTCGGCGTGGTCGGCGGCTCCTTTGCTGGTGCAGCCATCGGCGCCCAAGTGGGCATATTCCGCCAGCAAATCGCAGGTACCGCCGATTACGCCGCACAAATCGGCAAACTTCAAATCGCTCTACGCGGCATCGTCGGAAGCCAGCAAGACTACGAAACCGCTCTACGAGTCGCAGCAGGCGCAACACGTGAGCTCAACATCCCCCAGGAAGAAGCCATCGGCGGGCTCACACGCCTTACCGCTGCGGTAAAAGGTGCAGGCGGGACCGTTATGGATTCCAGCTTTGCGTTCCGCGCCATCAACGAAGCCGTAAAAGCTACTGGCGGCAACGCGGAAAAAGCTGATGGCGCCGTTCTTGCCCTCACACAGGTTTTCTCCAAAGGCAAAGTAAGCGCCGAGGAACTCAACCAAATTGCTGAACGCTTGCCTGGCACGTTCACCCTGTTCGCGCAAGCAGCCGGCAAAACAGGCCCCGAACTACAAAAAGCCCTAGAGCAAGGTCAGGTCGGTCTTAACGACCTCATGAAGTTCCTTGCAATCCTGCGTGATCGCTACTCAGGCACTGCAAGAGACATTGCTAAGTCTTCGGAAGACGCTGGCGCTCGTCTGCGCGTTGCCTTCGATGGCATGCGACTAAGTGTTGGTAAAGCCCTGCAACCTTTAGGCGCCGAATTCCAGAATGCATTCGCTAATTTCATCACAAATATCACACCTGCGCTTACTGCAGCAGCAGCTGGTGTCGCTTCCGCTATATCCAATATGTACAGAATTATTGCGTCTGGTTTCGGGCTGCTAGGCCAGCTACGTGACCTTATCGTAAATGTAACCAAAGTGCTTATCGTCTTTGGTGGCGTTTCCGCTGGTGTATTTGTCGCTAATAACATAACTACATTCACCACAGCCATTAAAGGGGTTTTAGTTGCGCTTCGCACAATGCTTTCTATCGAGAAGGCCCTCCTCGTTATTGAGAGCGCCCGACTCGCTACACAGGCCCTTATCGCCGGTGTAGCTACTGGAGCAAATAAGGGTCGAGTTGTAGGTGCCGTATTAGGTGGCGCTGCTGGTATTGGCGCAGTTGTCGGCATCGGCGAGCTAATTAAAAAGATAGTTAAGGATGTCGAAAGCGGTATCTCCGGCGGCTTGGGTAATGTAAAGCTCGACTTTAAAGACCTTTCTACTAATTTCCCTTCTCCGCCAGATAAGTCTGCGGATAAAGCAGCTAAGGCTCAGGAATCGCTTATGCGCAAGCTTCAAAGCGATTTTGACGGCACAATTACGCAGCTAGGCAGGCAGTTCAACGCCGTAGCTAAGGACAAGCTGTATGAGACGCTCCTAGATTACGAAGCTAGGATACAAAAAGCCTATAAGCAAAATAACCTAGTTTTGGCTGAAGACCTAAAACTTAAGCAGAAAGCAGCCGCCCTAGACATTACGGAAGAGGTTCTGCTGTCGGAGAAAGCCTCTCTGCAACAAAAGCTTACCGAAGCTCGTGCCAAAGGCCTAGATACACAGGCTGTACAGAATCGCCTAGATACTGTCAACGCAGAACTCAAACAAATCAACTACGACAGCACAAAAGAAACAACAGCACAACTAGAAAAGCAGGCAACCTTAGCTACACAAATCAAGGATGCACTTACCCAGGCTTTTGCTCCTACAACTGGCGGGCCTAGGGGTTTGCTGACTAGCGGCGTAGTAGGCGGCGTATTCCCTGGTGCGTTCACCGGTGAAGAAGAGTCCTTCAAGAGTCTTACTGATCAGCGAGGAATCGAGCGCATAAAGGAGCTGGGCAAGGAGCTTCAAGCACTCACTAATCCACTTAGCCAAATCCTCACCGCAGCAGAAGCAATCGGCAGCGCGTTCTCCTCGTCGTTCACCAGCGTGATCAGCGGTACAGCTTCCACACAGGAAGCACTTGCCTCCTTCTTTAATAATATCGCTAATTACTTCTTAGATATGGCGGGCAAGATAATTGCTAAGTGGATTGAAATGGCCATTCTTAACACAGTTCTTCAACTACTTCCTAGTGGGCCTAAGTTTGGTTCCAGCGCGGCCGTGCCAGGACTGCCTGGTTTGACGGGTGCGGGCGCACTAAGCGGAGGTACTTCAATCGCAGGCACTACCGACTGGGCATCCCAGGGTGGCGGCTTATTCTCCAAGTTCAAAATGAACGCCCTGGGCAACGCCTACGCAGCCAACGGCATCGTCCCCTTCGCCATGGGCGGCATCGTCAACAAGCCGACGCTGTTCAGATTCGCCAATGGCGGCGTCCCTGGCACAGGCCTTATGGGCGAAGCCGGCCCCGAAGCCATCATTCCCCTTAAGCGCGGTCCCGACGGTAAGCTTGGCGTCAGTGGCGGTGGTGGTGTTTCTGTGGGAGAAATCAATATCACTGTCCAGAACAGCGGCGAGACGCTTAGCCCTGCGGCGCAAAAGCAGATCGCCAATCAGGTACAAGGCATTGTCCTCACAACGCTTGTCAACCAGAAACGTAGTGGAGGAATCCTCTAATGCCTGCCTACATCAACCTCAACAATATGCCGGTTGCCCTCGACACCACCGTCAAGCGCACCAACCGCATTCAGCGTGTTCAGTTTGGCGACGGTTACAGCCAAGTCCTCACTGACGGCCTCAACGCACAGCTAGAGACCTGGACTTGCAGCACTGGTCCGCTCTACGAAGACGAAGCTTATGGCATCGAGTCATACCTGCTTCGCCAGCGCGGCCAAGCCATCGAGTGGACTCCACCTAATTCGTCCAAGTCCTTCACGGCACAGTTCCAAGGTGGCCTACTAAGTCTTGGCTACACAAATCTTTCCTCACTTACACTTGCCACGTATACCCGTCCAACTAATTACACCGCAAATCTGACGACTGGCCTGCTTACTTCGGTGACAATTCCCAACCTCACCGACGTGAGCGTGACGCTGGGACTTGCACCCAGAACCTACCTCTTAGAGGATGGCTGGCAGTTCGAGTTCATCAGCTGTAAGTACTTCCGACTTAGCTTCGGTCTTAGGCAGGTGTATGTATGACCCAGCAACCGCCAAACGCCCAAACCTTCAAGACCCAGCTACCCGAGGTCGTTGACCTCTTCACGCTGGACATCACGATTTTGTTGCCGCCCGGTAGCACCGATCAGGCGATCTACCGCTTTTGCAACTGGACGCAGGTAGGCGGCGCCGACGTTATCTACCAAGGTGACACCTACACCGCCCTCCCACTGCAGGCCAGCGGCTTCGAGCTAAACACCAGCGGCCAGCTGGAGCGACCCAGCCTCACCTTCGCCAACGTCGGCCTCGGCATTACAGCCCTCACCAACACCTACGAAGACCTCGTTGGTGCCAGCGTCAGCCGAATCCGCACCCTCACCACCTACCTCGACGGCCAACCCGCCGCAGACCCCGACGCTTTCTGGGGCCCCGACTCCTGGGTTGTCGAGCAGAAGTCCAGCGAAACCAAGCTTGCGGTCACCTTCCAGCTCGCGGTCCCCTTCGACCTCGAGGGCCGCAGCCTCCCCGGCCGCCGCCTGCTGCGCGAGCAATGCCAGTGGATCTACAGCAGCGAGATCGGCTGCCACTACTCCGGTAGCAACTACTGGGATGCCAGCGACAACGTCGTAGCCACCCTAGCGCAAGATGTTTGTGGCAAACGCCTCAGCAGCTGCCAACTGCGCTTTGGCGCCACCAGCCGCCTGCCATTTGGTGGCTTCCCCGGCCTCGTCGATTCTCAGGGCTAATGACACTCAGCAGCTACGCCAGCCCACTAAGCCCCGCGCAACAACAGGCAATCCGCGCTTATGCAGAAACGGCATACCCCCAAGAGGCGTGCGGTTTCATCCTCAGCGACGGCAGCGTGGTCCAGTGCGCCAACACCTCCACCCAGCCCGACACCTTCGTCATCAGCGCCGCGGAAACTGCGCAGTACCTTGACGACGCCATCGCCAGCTGGCACAGCCACGCCAACTACGCCCGATTCAGCCCCGCCGACATCCGAGCCTGCAAAACGCTCAACCTGCCTTACGTCGTCTGGGACTGTGGCAGTTCGCAGTGCTTCTGGCTTGACCCACGCCAAGACGCCGGTCTCGTGGGCCGCCCCTGGAACTACGGCGTCTACGACTGCTACGCCGCCGTGCGCGACTGGTTCCATCAACAGCTCGGCATCACCCTCGGTGATTACCCGCGCGACTACGAAGGCGAATGGGCCACCCGCGGCTTTACCCATTTCGAGGACAACTTCGCCGCCGAAGGCTTCACCCGGATCCCACCAACGGAAACACTGCAACGCGGAGACGTGATCCTGTTCCGCATTCGCAACGATGTGACCTGCAACCACGTCGCAGTAATGGAAGACCCGGCCGCGAATATGCTGTACCAACACCTTGTGGACCGCTTCTCTGGCCTCAGTGCCTACAGCGGTTATTTCCGCGAGAATACCTACATGGTGGTACGGAGGAGCGCCTGATGGTCACGATCCGCCTATTGGGTGAAGCAGGCAGGCGCTTCGGCCGACACTTCCAGCTGGCTGTCAAAACCCCCGCCGAAGCCCTTCGCGCCCTCTGCGTTCAGCTGCCTGAGTTGCGCCAGTATATGCTGGAATCAGGCGAGAACGGCATCAACTGGCGCGTCGTCACCGAAGACCCAATGGGCCTCGACGAAGACCAAATGCTCTGGCCCCTCAGCAAGCGCATGGTCCTCGCCCCCATGCCTGCCGGTAGAGGTGCCGCGGGCAGAATTATTGCAGGGGTGGCATTGGTGGCAGTTGCAATTCTTTTTCCCGCAGGTGGCGCACTAGCCAGTTCCTTTTTCACCCTTGGATCTACTGCTGCAACAGCTATTGCTGGTATTGGTGTGTCGCTGATCTTCGGTGGCGTAGCCGAACTGCTAACGCCCACGCCCAAGATGCCCACGGTTGGTGGTGCCGTTGGCGGAGGTCCCACCGAAGGCCGCAGCGATGATCAACTGAAAAGCTTCACCTTCGATAAAAGCAACGCCAACACCATTCAGGGCGACGTGGTGCCGGTGCTCTACGGCGAACGCATTGTCGGTGCATTACCCGTCCTGTCCTTTGGCCTCGAACTGCAGAACTCACTGTGATGGACACCCCCGCTGATAACACCCTGAACGTGCCCGAAGTCAGCGGCGAAGGCGGCGGCCGCAGACAAGAACCGGTCGTCAATCAATACGTCACGGTTACGGCGCAATCGCGCCAGCCAATCGAAGAAGCCAACAACCTTTTCTCTGTTGCGTTTGCCAAGACCGTCTACGCCATCAGCGAAGGTGAAATCGAAGGCTTCCCCAACAGCGCCGAAAAGGACATCTTCCTGGATTCCACGCCAATCCAGAACCCGGATGGCACCTACAACTTCACCGGCTACACCCTCGACAGCCGCACCGGCACCGACGAAACCCAAACCCCCATGCCGGGGTTCAGCACTGTCGAAAATTCCGTTGGCGTTGGTATCGCTGTCACCCAAGCCGCTGGGCCCGTCGAGCAAACCATCACCGACATTGACGTTGAGCGTTGCCGCGTCATCATCAGCCACCCGGCCCTGCAATCAAGCAACCAAGCCAATGGCGATGTCACTGGCACCAGCGTCAGCTACCGAATTGCCGTATCCGCCAACAGCGGCCCCTACGTCACGGTGGCCGAGCCCACTATCAGTGGCAAATCCAACAGCCAATTCCAACGCGCCTATGAGTTCGACCTAAACGGCAGCCCCCCGTGGATTATCCGTGTTACCCGCCTCACAGCCGACAGCTCCACGCCCTACCTGCAGAACGGCATCACTTGGCAGAGCTACGCCGAAATCATCGACGAAAAGTTTGCGTACCCTGCAACAGCTGTCCTGGGCGTCAAGATCGACGCTCGCCAGTTCGCAAGCATTCCTGACGTATCCGTGCGCCTCCGCGGCAAGCGGGTCCAAGTCCCAACCAACTACAACCCAGTCACCCGCGCCTACACCGGTTTCTGGGACGGCACTTTCAAGATGGCGTGGACCGACAACCCCGCTTGGATCTTCCGCGACATCGTACTTAACCAGCGATTTGGTGTTGCACGTTATGTGCCAACAATTGCTATTGACCCCTGGTATCTGTACACCATTTCACAGTATTGCGATGAACTGGTGCCAAACGGTGCGGGCGGCTTTGAGCCCCGCTTCACCTGCAATGTTTACCTACAAAGCCCCGGCAGTGTCTACGAAGTCCTCAACGCCTTAGCCTCCTGCTTCCGCGGCCTGGTTTACTACAGCCAAGGCAAGCTCTTTTTGACGCAGGACCGACCTCAAAATGTCGTCCAGCAATTCAGTGAGGCCAACGTCATCCAAGAAGTGGACGACTCCGGTCAAGTTACTTCTCCCTGCTTCAACTACACCGGCACCGCCAAGACAGCCCGCAAGACCGTCGTACTGGCGAACTGGGACGACCCCAATCAGGTGTACTCCAGCGTCAGCGAGTACCTCCAAGACGACACGCTCCTCGAGCGCTTCGGCTACAACCCCATCGATCTGCGGTTGCTGGGCGTCACCTCCCGCGGCCAAGCACTGCGGGCCGCCAAGCACACACTGTTTTCCAACCGCTACGAGACCGAAAAAGTCAGCTTCCGCATTGGCGCCGAAGGTCTTGCCGCCAGCGTCGGTGAAATCATCCAAATCGCCGATCCCCTCAAACAGGGCCAACGCCTCGGCGGCCGGGTTACTGCACTTACCGGCAACGTCATCACGCTTGATGCAGTTCTCAATCTCAACCCGGCAATTGCCTACACGCTGGCGCTGGTAATTCCTGACGGGGACACGATTACCAATCCAGACGGCAGTATTACTAATCACCCAAAACTACAAGAGGTCAACGTCCTCTCTTATTCGACAGCCGCTAGCGGAAACACAACCGTTACTTGCGACAGCGTTATCACCAGTCAAACAGGCGCCTTATGGGTGCTCGAGTGGAACGCCAAGACCGCCGCTCTCTACCGCGTCATCTCACTGGCTGAGGTGGATCCACTGGTCTATCAAGTCGAGGCCGTCCAATACAACGCCTCAAAATACGGCTACATCGACAACGACCTGCCGGTGGCGATCCCCAAAGACCGCTTCACGTTGCAGCCAGCACAGTCGGTCACGAACCTCACCGCCGGTCTGGTCTTCCGCAACAACCGCACCCAGATCGACGCCACTTGGCGCTCTCCTCAAACCGACGGCGCCGATAGCTTGCTTGTGCGCTCCTACTCCTACCAGTGGCGCAACGTCGGCGCTACAGAGTGGAGCGACATTTACACCACTAGCACCCCCAGCGCGGCAATTTCGCTTCCTGATCACGTCTTCGGTAACACCTACCAAGTACGGGTCGCCACAACTGACCGCCTTGGCAGGCAAAGCGACTGGGTTGTCAGCAGTGTGGCCGCATTCGAGGCCATCCCGGATCTCAGCGACCCAGCGTTTAACGCCGTCATCCGCCACCAAAACCAGCCCGACGGCACCCAACTGCTGATCGTGGACGCGGGCATCTGCCCAGTACCCGAGCGTGTCAACGGCTATCGCATCTGGGCAGTTCCCACCAACGTCCCCACCGTCATC